GCCAAACTTTTCGCCTTCGGCATAATACCTCCTTCGATAAGGGCGCGGGGCCGAAACCCCGCGCCCATAGATTACCGCTTATGCGGCCCTTGGAATCTTAAACGCTGCCGACTGCCCGACCTGTCCATCGCCTCGCCTTGTGGCGAAGAAACCGACCTGATCGTTCCCCATGTAGAGGTCGTCATTTCTTCGGATCGTAAATCCCACCCTGTCGAAGATGTAATACTGTTTGAAATCGCCGAATATCGCGATCTTTTCAGTACTTGTGATCGTGGCACCTAGCCCACTCACGACGTCGGTGTCTACGACCGGCCTGCCCAGAATGAAAGCGGACGGTGCAGCGGTGATGTTCGGTACGCCCGTCACGCCGTTCCCCGTCACCTGTATTTGGTTAATCAGAGAGTTGATCGCAGACTTCATGACCCATGTCGCATTAGCCCTAAACTGGGCCTCCAACTTGTAGAACGTACCGATGAGGTCGGCCACTATGACGCTTGTCGAACCCGCCATCGTGTAGAACTCGACGGCTGAATCGGTCATGATCCCGCCATATTGCGTGGTGTCGTTTCCGCTGATGATCCCAACGTCCTCGAACCTACCCGCCGACTCTTGGAATATCTGGGAAAGCAACGCCGGCAAATTCACCGCGCTGTCGTCCAGAAGTTCGCGAGTTACCTTTACAAGTCCGCCGCTCTTTTCTATCGAGAACGGCACCTGTCCAACGGTGGGAGTCTGGTCTGAAAAGGCCGCTTCTTCAGCTATCGCCGCCCATGTCGCGCTACCCATCGTCGGGACGTAGCCGTCTTTGCTCGATACACGTATGACCGTGCAAAGAGGTCGGAGTTGGCTGCCTGGCACTCCGGGGTCGTGGATCACCTGATTGATGAACTCTTCTGGGACGAAATAGCCACCCTCGGTGTCGGTGTCCTCTTGCATGGCCTTCACTTCATCAATCGATGCGCTCTTGAAAAACACGTTCTCCGACGGGCTTTTCAGCCACTTCACGAATGTGTCTTTCTGGAACCGGGCCTGATCCTTCTGGTTCTCGCCCATTTGTTCCTGTACCCAGATTGGCTGGGACGATGCCGGCAACCCAGTTACCCATGATGCGGGCCGATAGTCGGCCTTCGTCCTTGCCGTGGTGTCCTCTGCGTCGTATGTCGCGACGTCGTTGGACGTTATGGGGACGTTATTGGTCGGACGACTGAAGTCGCCCTGTAACGCCTTGAGCCGGCCACCGGCCGCGTCAATGTCGTCTGCCTTTTCCATCTTGGACTGGGCATCCACGGCGATCCGCTCAAATTCTTCAACCTGTCCATCCACCAGAGCGGCTTCCGCTTGTTTCAAAAGCGCCCCGGCTTCTTCACGAATACTATTCGTATCCAAAATAAACCTCCTAAGTTTGTTACTTTTTCAATCGCAATTTCAGTCTTAACAATGTCAGTCGTGCCGTGGCAAGGACGAACCTGAGAATCGCATCGTCCGAACCCGTGTCAGAGGCGACTTGATCGGTCGTGTCTGAGGCGGTTGACGTTACTCTAAGGTCCGGGGCGGTCATCCCGGCGTCATCCATATGAGCCGCGACATGTTTCCATATACCGCGCCGATCTACGGCTGGTACATCAGCGCCACCGCGGGCGCCGTTAAGCGCGGCGATTGCGGCCTGACATCCCCTGATATTCGCCGCCCCGATGTTACCTGTTTCACTGACGTCGTGGTGCGGGAATTTATAGGCTTGCTTTGTGTCCTCGTTTTTTTCCGGGTCAATATACGCATACATCTCCTTAAACTCTGATGCGGGGATGTCGTTCGGAATCCTCCTTACCATCTCACCGCTGTCCCACGGCCCGGTCGTCGTGTCGGTCTTGTGCGGCGGGATCGCGTCTTTTTCGTCAACCATGTTTTCAGATTTCGATGAGATCGTCTGGGTGTCAGGTGACGCACCCCTGACGACCGTGCTGGTTTCTACCCAATCTACATCTTCTATTATCCTGACAGGATGCCCGTCTATGTTCTCGACCTTGGCCCCGTCTGGTGGCATATTGAACCCGACCGACCATTCGCGGATATAGTCCCCGCTGACGTTGCTGAACGCCTCGCGGCCGGATTGTGTGTCTAGATTCATCTGTATAGTGGCGTGCAATCGGTGCGGCCCTTCAGGGTTCTCGCCATCGACTGGGAGTGTAGCAGCCCCGACGACCTTGCCCACAATGTCGTTCTGGTTGTGGCCCGACAACACCGGGATCGGAAGATTTCCCAGCGAACTATCGAACGCGCCGGGCCTGATGATGTCCCCGTCCTTGTCGATCACGCCCATCGTATTAACCCACGCCTCGACGATCCCCTTGGATTCGTCGAGAACCTTCGTAGAGCCGATGTCGCTGATTTTATGTTCCATAATCCCGCCCCCTATAGCCTGACTTTCAACAGCACGCCGATATTGTTGTCTAATAAATACTGGCCCATCGCCGCAATGTAGCCCGACGACTCCGGCTCGACGTCGACCCGGATGTAATCGTATATCACGTTGACGTCGTCAGACGCCTCGTAGTCGTACAGCGTCCCGATCCTGCGAATCTTGTCGAACACGGCAGCGACGTCCTTGTCGTCAGTTTCGTAATACCAACCGTCGTCGAAAGTCCAGACCAGCGTGCCGCCATCCGCCCAGTCGTCGATGCCGTCCCCGGTTTTCTTCCTGATATCCATCACGAACTGATCTTTGTTCGTTGTTACCATGTCATTGCCTTGTTCCTCACCGTCCCGCCGACACGGCCGTCATTTGTGGCGTGAACCCATCAGTCACGACGTCTCTTGTGATGTCCTTGGCCGGCGTCTTCTTTATAAAATACTTTGTTATCACTTTATACAGGGCCGGGTCGGTTTCCTTCAGCTTGTCAGGATTGGTAATGGCAAACTTGAATCCTTCAGCCATGTATTCCGCCGGGCTGGTTTCCGCGTATTTGCTAACCGTAAACGACGGGGCTTTTTCAAACTCCCGCGCCCCAATCAGCTTTTTTAGTTTCACTGACTCGTCTGATACCTTTGCCCACGCCGCCCCGACCTCTTTATAGAACGCGATCGCCTCGTCGATCCCAAGCACCTCTGCCGCGACTGTCTTGTTTACCGCGACAGTAAAGTGGGACTCGGCATTAGTGAACACGAACGCGATGTCATCAGGATCAGCAACATATTTCCCGGCCGCCTGGCTCCAATTCCGACTCGTCATGGCACCCTTGATCGTCAATTGGTGGCCGATCTCATGGTGAGTCGCCCAGATGCCGGCATTGTCCGCGACATATATGTCGTTGCGGGCGCGATTATAGAACCCGGACACTTTCTTCCCTCTCCCCCTGATGAAGGCGCGGGCGTTTGCTTTTGTTACCCTGATCCCCGTCTCCGGGTCGTCGAGTAGTCCCATAATCTTTTTCTGCATCTTTTTCGACTTCAAGCTGTTTACGGTCTGGAATATCGCCCGCCCTACCTCTGACGCGGCCTTCCCTGATACCCCCTTTTTCATGTTCATACGAGGGATATAGTTTTGTGCGGTAGTCTCAACCTGGACTTCGGGCGCTACGTCTGGGACTTGCGGCGTGCGAACCCCTTCGGGATTGTAGTCGGACGGGAGCGGCATCCATGTGAGCGTCCCGTTCGGGTGATCCATCACGTTCTCCGCCTCGTTCGTTCGATATATCTGACCGTTCCGCTGAGAACACGTTCGACCGTCCGCGGGGTCGACGTAGTTATCAACCCCACCATCGAGGTCCGACGCCTGTACATATCGGAACCCCTGCTTTTCATATAACCTCGTTGTCGTTAGGTTTTGGCTTCTCATTATTTCGGTACGTGCCACCCGGCGGGCCTTCCACTGGATCGGCTCGTTCATCAGGGACTGGACGCCGGGGAAATTTTCGCCGGGGACGCCGCGTGTCAATTGCTCGATCGTGTACCCGCGGCCCATAGCTGTCTCGATCGCCTTCTTCAGCATTTTCTGAGTCGTGCGGTGGATCATCTGAACCCGCCCGTCGACCGTTGTCAGTATTCCCGTGATGACCGGGTCTTTCGCCGACCAGCGCACCGACCCCGCGAGGCCGGAATCATCTATCGATTGATATGTCGCCTTCGACGTCTTTACATATGCGTGGTACAGGATGTCGTTCAGTTCCTCTTTTGCCGATGCTGAATTTATCAGCGCGTCTGCGGCGTCTATCCCGAACGCATCATCAGGCCCCTTTTGTTCCTTGAGCCACTCGATCGGGTGACTCCGTTCCATCATGCGCCCCAGCACGCCCATGCTGCGATCGCGGAGCGTTCGATAATATCGTTCAGTGATTACCGCGAACTCGTCGGTCAGTGCGTCGCGCTCCGCCAGTAAGCGGCGCGTCAGGCGAACGGCCCTCTGGGTCGGCTTCGGTGGCGCCTTGATGACATCGAGTTCCGCGGGTGTCAGTTCCTTGGCTATCGGCCCGTCAGCGATTGCGAGGGTCGACGGCTGGCTGGCTGACACCATCGGAACCTCAAGCGTGGTCGCATCGATCCGCCGGACATTCCCCGTCTCGACGGCGTCTTGGCCAACTTGTTCCCGCGCCTCGTTGAGCGTGATGATCCCAGACGTAAACAAGGTTGATACCCTCGTTGTTTGGGAATCCCGGTCGTCTAGGAATCCCAATACCTGAGAAAAGTCGACGCCGAGTTTCAGATCGTTCCCGAAGTCGGGGGACAGGTTGGAATTGATGAACCTGACGAACCGCGACACCAGCGGCTCGACGGTCTCTGAATGAAATGATAACCGCGCCTCGCGGTAGTTAGAATACGTGGATCGCGCAAGCCCGACGTTCGCCCCGATCAGGATCGGCGGCACCCCGAACACTGCACAGATGCGGGTCTCGGTGAGGTCGTGAAGCCCTTTCAGATCCATGTCCTTCGGGGCCGCGGCCATCGCCTGGTACTCCGCATCGTTGTCGAGGATCGCCACCCGGTGCATGTTGTTGGCACCGCCGAACGT